TGGGCAAGCGCGGCCATGAAGGGAACATGGGCGTAGTTGTTGGTCATGTCTTTGGCGGTGCCACGGACGACGCACAAGGCGTCGGAATCCGAGAATTGACGATGATTCCAACCACTCTTCACAAGCTGGCGGCCAAAGAGCGGGGTAAGAACATGCGTGTTTTTGTGCGGATGGCCTCCGACATTCGTGACGGTGTGGAACTGGTTGGCGTTGTGCTCCTCAGCCTCGGTCATGATGGCAGTGCGCGCAGGGACGAAGAGAGAGGAGCAAAATGTGGCGTGGGCAACAGTGTGCGTCCAGCGAATGTCTGGATAAAGTCCGCAACCGGAGTACACGGTGCGGCGTGCAACAATAAGGCCGTCATTGCCATATCGCTCGGAGAGCTGCTCGTGGATGTCGTCGCCGTTGATCAACGACCGATAGAAATTGGCGTCGAGTAGGCGGGACATGGAAACATACGGGTGCACGCCGCGACGGAATTCAGACTCGACGTACGAGCGGGCAAGGGCATGTGCAGCGCGGGAGAGAGGAAAGACGGCATTTTCGATGCCAGAATAGTGGGTCGGGTCGGACCAGCGGTCCTGGCAGCCCTTCATCTCGTTGAGTGCCAGAATGCGGGTGGCAACAACATACCCGACAGGATTGAGGCTGTTTCGGACGAAGAACCCCTCGCGTTGGCCTTGGTCAATGGACGCCCATCCAGGGACGGCTTCGTCCATGGTGCGGTCAGTGTTGTACGCGCGAGCACGGTCGAGGTCGTAATTCAACAACATAAGTTCGATATTGACAGGAGGGCAGTCAGGGTTGGCGGAGCGCATTGCAGCATCGTGGCACAATTGTGAATAAATGGCTAGCATGCAATTCGTGAGGTAGTTGAAAAAGCTGGTATCAGCATCGCCGGACGCGACTGTGCCGGGGATACGGAAAAGGGTGCCGTGGACGCCGTGGCCGTGTTTGTCAATCATCTCGCGCATAATTTCGCGGTACGTGAGACCAAGATTGGTCATGACGTCAAGGTTGACGAAGTGGCCGTAAAAGCTTTCCTTGAGCGCGAGGAGCTTGGGCGTAATAGAGGCATCCCAGCGGGAACAATCATTCTCGACGAGGGTGCAGCGACCAGGGGCGGCTTGAAGCGAAGCGCTGAAGAAGTCGCCGATGCTGGACGCAGTTTCACCGCTGGCCCACCGCCAAGGAAGACGG